TGATCGCAATGTTGCCGGGCGTGATCGGGCTCGATGAGATATAAAACTCGCCGCCTGTGGTAAAGAGCTGCAAATGCCGTGCCGGCATCAGGCCGACAATGCCGTTGATCTGGTTAGTGTCGAGAGTGACGTCTATCGCATCATCATCTGCACCAGTGCCGACGTTGAAATTAAAGTAATCGGCAATCACAGAACCCCACAGGGTCTGCGGTCGCTGCCCTGATCCCCCGAACCATAGGCGCTGCTGGAAAAATGCCACCGTTTTAGGCCAGCCGCGTGTTGCTGACCAGACTGCCTCGGCGCCCGAGCCAAAATCAAAGGTCGGGATGTTGGTCAGCGTAATGTTCGATTTGGTCCAGCTGGTATGCGAACCACCGCGCACCAGTTTGGCCGGCTGGTGATCCTCATGCACGATTATCATCGTGTCGGCCGATTGCGTGACGTTGAGCGCTTTGCACTGCGCCAGCGTGTACGTCGTGGTCACCGTGGCCTGCAGCACTCCATCCATATAGACCTTGATCGCGTTAAGCTGAAACGCCATCACATAGGTCTGCTCGACGTTAAAGGAGAACGTAAAGAGCACGGACTCAGCGCCGAGCGTGGCGTAATACGCCATACCGGGCCGTCGCTTGAACCCACCCTGCGGCAACGCCAGGACATTGGTGCCGGTATCGGCGCCCTGGTAATACTGCTTGACGTCAGTACGCGCTGCCAGGCGTGGATCAAGCACACCCGCATTGAACGCCGTCTGTAGCGTTCTAAGACGTGGCACTACGCACGCGCCTCAATAAAGGGTGAATCCACGATGCCGGCCTGTGGCCGTGACTGCGAATCTGCAAACCGGGCACGTTTCAGCTGGTTCTCAAACTTGAGCGTGTATATCTCAGCCAGTGAACGGTTGCCGGTGACCGGAATGGCAAACTGTGCCGCCAGGTCATATTCCAGCGTCTTGGAAAAGTACGCCGGCAGTCTGGATTCGTCCGGTTTAAAGAGGTAATCCAGTGCTACCTCATTGGAATCGGAATAGAGCTTGTTTTCGTAAATCTCATATTCCACGTTGGGATATACACTGATGCCCATGAGATAACCGGACGGTAATTGATAGGCGTAGGTCCAATCGTTCAGCGGTGTATCGGTCAACTGACTGAGCTGGCTTTTGGCAGCCGCAAAGCGCCAGCGATGCGCACTCAGCAGCGACTCATAGGTCGAGTCGTAAAGATTGGATGCTGCCTCAGCACCTGACCCGCCCTCGGTAAACGATGAGATCGTGCCGTGTCCGATCATCAGCAGGGCGTTGGAGCACATCGAAATGCTGGTCGCCATACTTAAATCCTAGAAAAGAAAAGGCAAGGGCCGTATTCCAGACCCCTGCCTTTCCTGGTTGTGTTCCCCCACAACGAGGAACCAATGACCCGACTAGCGATTAGTCGCTGTCGGTTTCAGAGATTGCGGTGCCGTCGGAAACATCAACCACGCTGGATGCGTTTGACAGGACGCTGACGATATTGGTCGTCGGTGTGCTGGTATCGCACACCCAAATAATATCGCGCACCTGCAAAAGATCGGCTGCGTCGTTGAAATAACCAGACGTATTGACAGTCGCAATCGCGTCGGTTGTCGAATAGACCCAAATGCGGGGAGCTTTCCCACCAGGACCGATCTGCTGCAAACCACTTAGTGCATATGCCATGATGATTACCCCTTACTGGTAGCTGACGGATACAGAACCGTCGCCGTCACGAGATACCGAACCGGCCTTCATCACACCGTTGCAAAGCCAGGAGGTCTTTTGCGCGATGTAATTCACTTCGGTTTTGATATCAATGCCAACCGCAAGACCGATGGCACTTTTGTGCCAGGCGAAACCTTCCCAAGTGCTTGACGCATAGGGGAGGCCACCCTCGGAGCGGGACTCGATGATGTGCCACTTGAAACCCATCCAGGTATCCAGCTCACCGGACATCAGCGCTTTCACACTGTTGTAGTCGGAGCTTGTGACCGTGGAAATGTTCAGCAAGTCCTCAAGGCCGGCCGCAGAGACTGCGAAATGCCGATCGCTTGAAGGCACACCCTTGTCGTTGAGATGCTTGGAGGCTTCGACCACCTTCGCCACCGTCATACCGGCCGAACCGTGGACAATAGTGCCCGCCGGGCTCGACTCAGCAGCCAGGGCGTCGATGATGAGCTGATCCAGCCTGCGACCCAGCGCACCCGCAATGGTCTGCGCCAGTTCACGCTGCTCGTCAAAGTTGACCTCGGCAGCATCAAAGATATCGGTGTACTCGGGAGCGTTCCAGTTTCCGAGCGTACAGGTGATAAGAGAGTGCGAGACGTCCATCGGCGTTACATCCGCTTGGGTGGCCTTCTGGTTAGCCAGGCCCTTGCCCATCTTGCGGAATTTGTAGATATCGCCGACTACGCCATTACGCACCGTAACAGTGTCGCGGAGGGACCCAGCAGTTTGAAACGCGTGTTTCACGTCGTCATCAAATTGGGTCACCGCAACCGGTGACAGATTAATGGACATAATATTTGATCCTTATCAAATGTCTAAAAAATGCCGAGCTTTCGCCTGGCGCCTTTCGACACTCGGGTATCCGCTTTGCGGGCCGACGTCTCACAGCGTGCGTGCTGTGTGATCCGACTCCGGTCAGGGCTCGATAAGGATCGAGGTGTCCGTTCCTAGAGCTAACAGTGACACGATTTCATTGCGGGCTCGCTGCTGCGAGGTATCCGCTGCCATCGCTTTACCTGTTACTAGATACGGATTGTATCCATACTAATATGACTATTTCAACTTTATGCCGCCGTGCCATAGGCTTCGTTATAGGCGCGGTCTACCTGCTTCTTGTATTCGGGATCGACGCTCATGCGCAATTGGCCGTTTTCAGTCTTGGCATAACGCATCTGGCGCAATTCCTCGGCCGTGGTGTGACCGGTCGCTTGTGTGGCTTCGGGGTCGCGGGCGAGCTTGGCCTCGCGTGTTCTGCCGATCAGGGATTCCAGCAGCTCGACGCCCACTGCGGTCGAGGCCACGCCCTTGAATATTTCCCACTGATCCGCTGACAGGTTGCCCTGCCCCCAATCGGCGAGGTCTGTCAGCCGTGATTTGGCATTGTCGCCGAGGGCGGCGAGCTCACGCTGCCGGCTATTGCTGACCATTTCCTGTTCGGTGACCAGATACCCTGAGACAAAGCGCTCAAAGGCCGCCTGGTTCATACCGGCTTCACGCGCTGATTCCTTGAACCACGCGATCATCGGGTTATCTTCCATGACGCCCGCATCGAGCCCCTCGACCTGCGGCACCTGGTAATCATCCTCGGGTGCCCCGGTGAAGGCACCCATCCGTTTTTCCAGCTCAGCGTAGGCTTTGGCCTGATCCTCGACGGTTTTATATTTATCCTGTTTAAACCACTCGGGCACGTCTTGGGCGCCGTCTACCTCGGCCGGCTCAGCCTCGACAGCATCAATCAGGGAATCGCCCGGTACTGCTTCGACAGCGGCTGCCGGCTGCTCGGCTTCGGGTGCGGTTTGGACTTCTTCGGTTTTCTCGTCTGTCATGGGAAATACCTCACTGCTTCTCAGCGGTTTCGATCTGCGCCAGTATCTGACGCACCAGGTCGGCACGCCCTTCTCGGATACCGGCTTCGAACTGTGTAGATGCCGGCGTCACGGTCGGACGCAATAGGGTGATAGCGATGAGCCGGTCAAGGACATACTGGCCGGCGTCGGTACGGAAACACTCATGGAAACGCGAGGCAATCTCACGGCCTTTGGCTGCGCTTTCCTTAGTCGGTCCCGGCGGCTCAATCTCTAAAGCCGCCCAGCCCTTGCGGGCCTTGACGTTTTCGATCATGCAGCCGTTTGCTCTGCCTGCATGGCCGCCTCAGCCATTGCCTCCCTTTCGACTTTGGTGCGCAGCAGATCAGCATCCAGCCCGAGTTTCTTGCCAATGTACCCGGGGAAATCCTCCAACTTGGTGCCCAGGCCCAGCACTTCGGGACCGAGCTGCCCGATCGTCTGCAGGTACTGATTGACTGCGACCAGATCATCCTGGTCCTGTGCCCGCGCCAATGGGCTGGTGTGCTTGATCGTGACCTCTTTGCCGTCCACCCGGATATCGGGAATCTTGCCGGCACGTTTCAAGATCGAAACCGCGCGCTTGATAATCTTCTCAACGAACTCGGTCTGCATCCGGCCAAAGGCGCTGCCCGAATCCTGCACCAGCTCCTGGTTACGGATCGCCATTTCCGTGGCGCTGCGTACCGGTGAATCGACCTCACCGAAAGGCTCAGCAAATAGCGCCTTATTGATCCGCTTGCGCAGGTCATCCAGCACCAGGGCGCTGAATTGAATATCGCCCGAGCGGTCCAGCGGCCTCAGCGTCGGATTGGCGTTATCGTTGCTGCCGACCGGGATAATGGCGCCCGGGGTGAGCCGGATGCTGTAAGGGTTAATCACGCCGTCATCGGCTGCAGTGTAGACGCCCGAGATCGCCAGCGCGGCGTTCTTCAAGACGTATTCGACCACCTTATTGGCGGTCTTGATGTCCGGCAGCACCTGCATGATCCGGCCGCGTCCCAGGGTTTCCCCCGGCACCACATATTCGCGAAACACAATCCACGGTGAGACTTCGTAGTCCTGCCCGAATATGTACTCCTTGCTGGATTCTTCGAGGACGCACTGATGCCAATAGCCGCGTTTCGGCAGATAGATCGTGCCCTCGATCAGCGAGCATTTCTCATCAGGGCGCTCGCTGGCCTTTTTCTTCATCGTCTCGGACAGCTCAGCCCCCGGCCAAAGCCGGTCAATATGCCGGGCCGGCACCTTGTGCTCACGCCATACCGTCTCAATCGTGCCCCACGGTCCTGCCTCGGGGTATATCTCCGCTAAGGGCGCGCTATGGAATTCGAGCGCGGATTCGGCGGTGTCGTTTTCCTCAAGCGCCAACACACCGGTCGATACCGCGAGATCAAGGAAAGACTCATGCGCCTGCGTTGAGAAGTTGCTGTGGTTGATGTGATCGAAAATGATCTTGGTGATGTCATCGAGCACCGGCTGGATTTGCTCGTGCTCATCTTCTGGAATCTCTGAGCCCGGGACCAGCATCGACCATTCGCGCCAGGGCGGGATCAGCGTCGCCTGCAGACGGCTGGCGAACTTCTGCGTACCGACCACGGCCGTCGAGTCGTAGATATCCTCGTTTTTCTTCTGCCCACGCGAGAACTGCGTCATCGTGTTGCGCTGGGGCAGTGCGTATTCGTAGCACTCGCGCAGATGGGTCTGCCACGTCGAGCGCTGTTTCTTGGCGGCCTGGAATCGTTTTACCAGGTCCTCGGTGGTGCCCAGCTCGCTGGGTTTGGAGTATTTCATCCCCCGAGCGTTGTCGTCATTGGGATACCCAACTCAGACCCTGACAGCAGTGACAGGCGGCCGATCTTGCGCGGCGCTTTGAGTTTCTTTTTCTTGTCCTCGGTCTTTTTAATCAGTTCATCGAGTTGTTTCTGGCGTGCTTCTTCTCCGGCGGCGAGTTGTTCTGATATCGCCTTCATTTGTTCGTCGTATTTCGCTTGAATCTCGGCCATGTAAGCCGCCGCATCAAACGCCGGTTTGGGTGCCGGTGCCGGGGCTGGCTTTGGTGCGGGCCTCGGTGCCGGTCTTGGCTCAGCAGCAGCTGGCGCTGGGGCTGGGGCTGGTTCTTCTGGCTTTGGCTCTTTTTGCTTTTGCGGCTCTTTTCGGGGGCGGTCGCCACCACCACGGTACTCGTGTGCCATTACGTCTCTATCAAGATTGGCCTGTCGAGCTTCTTCGCTTAACCCCATGAATTTGGCGGCGGGACTGACCGGCACTGTGC